AATATCACCAATGATAGCCACCGGGCCGAGACGCTTCAGATACATGATCTGATTGTCGAGAACAGCAGTATCAATACCATTGCCGGAGCCGAAGAAAGGAGTGGAGAAATTCTGCACAGCCTTATGCAGGACATCCTCAATATAGCCGGTCTTAACGAGCGTCATCTGCTCATTGGCCTGACGAATCAGGTCAGGCATATTAATGCGACCGCAGCGCAGCTCCATGATGTTGATAGCCGGACGAGCAGACACTTCAAGCGTCTCGACGAAGATCTGACGGCTGCCGACTTCGCTACGCGGTGTGGTAGCACCCTTAGCCTGGATCACGGCCTTAATGCCGCCAGTGGGCATATTAAAAGCAACCTTTTCATTGTAGTTGCAGGTACGGGAGTCTGCGATGGTATCGATGAAATCAAGAGCACCCATCTGCAGATCATTAACAGTATAAGCAACGGTCTGAGCAATCTCAGTCATACCGTGCTTGCCTTCCATAGAAAGCTTCTGGCAAATTTCATTTGCCTGCTTTGCATCGGCTGAGTCTACGCGCTTGCCGCGAACCTGGTCGGCAAGTACCTTAATAATTTTCGCATCTGCGTTAATATGTAATTCAGACATATTCATTCACCTCATTCAATCATCAAGCAGCCATCTTGCCGGCATTGGGATGCACGTCAGCACCTGCTTCAACAGCAGCGTCGAAATAAGCTGCAGAAACAACGATGGTTTCGCCGACCTGAAGAGGATGAGCTTCTACGAGTGCGCCAGGAGCAGCGCCATACTTCGTAGTATCGAAAGCTTCACTGTCGTTATAGTCATGCTGGGACTTGATAAAGTACACAGGACCTTCAACAGCCTTCACGACGAGATCATAAGCAGGAATGCCATCATAAATTTCAGTCACTTCACGGACAGTAAAAAGGTCCGTAGCAACAGTCTTGAGAGTCAGTTTAATGTTACCTTCAGCGTCTACGCCATTCGGGTAGGCGATCATACCATCGGTCATAATGGATTCGGTGTCGTTAATAGCACGACCATCCCATACAGTATTGAGACCAATTTTCAGGTAACCACACTTTGCCACTGTATCAAACATGGTTTGTCACCTTCTTGATTTATTTAAATGCAAAAACCAATTACCACACCGTAATGGTTTGTCGGATCATTGCCGCTGATTGCACCATTCGTAAGCACGATGTAGAAATTGTTTTTACTGTTTGCTGTACGCAGCCAGTATGGACGTGAAGCCACACCGGTATCTGTATTCACTTTTACACGGGACGCATCTTTCTTAAAGTAATCGGCATATGTCGGTCCCTGAGTTTCATAGCCGTCACCATACATCTCTCTTGCGCTGGGGATCCATACCCTGAGAGATGTCTTTTGCTCAACACGATCTTTGTCGTTCCCGTCAACAAAAGCCATATGGTATTTGTCAACGCTCTTTATGGAATTGCGGATCTTTTCAGGAAGCATTGCTTCCAGGGCTGAAACAGTATACGCAAGTTCAGATGCTTCATAGCCGCCCATCGCTCCATACCCATCCTGCCCATTAGAATAAGCTGGGTTCATTCGTTCCCAGTTCTTCAGCATAACGTCAGCTATCCATGTGGTCTTTGCATAACCAGAGCCATCAGAAAGAATGTCTGCATTCTTCTTGACAAGCCGCATGGTAATAAAGCCTTCGTCTTCGAGATTGAATGTAAGCGTGTCGCCTATTTCGTAATTGTCATCGTTGCCATCATCTATGTTGTCAATAACTTCACTCGTGTTGGACTCAGTTTTGAAAACATGATTGTTAATGTCTGCAACTGTAAACACTGTCCCAACCAGAGGAGCCCCTTCAGAATTGTTGACATAAGGACCTACAATGAATTTCTCTCCGACAGTAAGCGGATGTGCGCGAACAAAGTCATTGACTTCTATATCATCTATTGCGTACTCGAGATCATCGTTATAGTCCCACTGGTTCCGAACAAACATCAGCTTCGAGTCAAGCTTCACCACTTCAATAAGAAGAGCCGGAAGTCCGTCAAATACTTTGATTTCATCCACGACAAGAAACTTACTTGTAGTGTCCTCGGACATTTTTACAACGGCATACTTGCCGTCAATGCCGACCTGTTCAACCAGTGTAGCTTGTCCTATGTCTTCGTTACGGATCTGACTGCCATACCATACGTTGTTGTTGAGCAATGTCATATAGCCATAGCTGGACATTGTCTTTCACCTCAATCCACGGGGTCTAACAGCCCATAGTGAGACGGGGTTTCTTCTGACGCCAGAAGCGTGTACTTCTGCGGAGAAGCAATATCATCGATAAAAGGATTAAGCAGGTCATATTCAGTATGCGCCGCTTCAGCAATGGTATGCTTTTCTTCGGGCTTCTGAATCTCTGCAAGCTGTTCTTTGATGGACTTGATTTCAGCCAGCATATTTGTGACAGCTTCTTTTAATTCGCTGTAGACAGTGGTTGTATCAACAACCTCATGATAAGTTTCTTCGCCGGTTTCGGAGTCATAAGACCGTTCTTGATCCACTTCAGTATGAGTAGTCGTAGTGTACACTTCGGCATTCTCAACTCCGGTGGAAGCAGTTTCTTTCTTTTCTTCCTCTTCGTCTTCCTTATCTTTGCAAGATCCCTCTTTGTCTTCAGTCTCCGCTTTAACTTCAGTCGCTTCGTTGACTTCAGTCGCTTCGTTGACTTCAGTCGCTTCTTTGACTTCAGTCGCTGCATTGACTTCCTCAGCAGGTTTCTCTTCCTCAGCAGTCACTTCCGTTTCTGCTTTGACTTCAGTCTCTGCTTCAGCATTGACTTTGGTTTCTTCATCTGCGGTCTCAACCACTTTTTCTTCTTCAGCATTTACCTGAACTTCTTCATTAGTCATATTCTCATCTCCTTGGTTTAAACATTCGGCAACCAGCTGCATTGCTACAGCTTCTTCACAGGCCGGAAATGTTACAACGGCAGCGCCTTCAAGATAGTTGTTTTCGCTGACGTCAATTAACATAGTCCCGTCTTCCTCTTCGGTATATTCGCCGGCAAGGAGTTCGAAACTAAACTTAAGATCACCGGAAGCAAAGAGTCCGCCGACAGCTTCGCATACAGCTTTGTATCTCTTCATGATCTTCGCCGTGATAACAAGCGCTGCGCCGTCTTCTGTTTCCTGTTTTTCAAAGTCAATCATTGAGCCAATGATCTGACTTTTGAATTCGTCTTTCTTCTCGTCATACATATGGCCTATGACTTTGCCGTTGATTAATCCTTTAACGTCTGCACATAAAGGAATACCAAGGTACTTCTCTTTATTCTCAACGATCTCGTCCATGAACGCTTCTGTTACACGGACTCCGTTCAGGTTTGTCTTTAAATTGAAAAGCACACCCTTCACGTAGAGGCAGGCATTAGACTTTTTAAGTTCGGAGATGATGACATTAGCAACAATTCGTTTTTGCATTATGCATTTCTCCTTGTGTATATTGATTCATACCGGTAGGAGTCAGTATGTTTTCAATTAAAATAAAGCCACCGCCCTGGAGGAGGAGGGGCGGTGGCGTAATCCGATATTGCTGGCAGTTTCAGTCCAGCGATTCCGCTATGGATGTCAGTAACTTGATAACGCGGTACGTTCCCGCTTGTTCCATGTATGCGGCCCTTATTGTCTTGGCATCTCTTTCTCGATCACATATCGGATGTCGATCACGTTTTAAGTGTGAGATCTTCACTATTGGCATCAAACCTGTTCTTTAACGTCTGTCAGGTCGAAAGACGTATCATTCCGTATCAACAGGTTCTCCATTCTTCGCATCTTTTGTCTGTTTGCTTGTGGTTGAATTATCTGGATCGGAGTTTCTTTCTTCGTCTGTCTTTGATGGTCTGCCAGTTTCTGTCGGAACATCAATAGTAGGAACGTTGATATGACTTATCATAGTCTCATCTGTTCCGTCCGAAGCTTCGAGTTCTCTCTGCTTCTTTTCTTTTGCGAGACTGTACCCTTGCATTTCGAGATAAGTCTTGGAAGAAACAAGACCATTCTGCCAGAGCTTCTCGCATGCTTCCCTGAGTTCTTTCATACCGCTCATGCTGAGTGGCTTGAAGTGGAATACAGGAACGTCTTTTAAATTATTCGTGTGAATAAGTTTAATATCTTCAATGAGTCGGATGTTCACTTTATACATGAAGTCTTCAAATTCCCGCCGTGCTGCTTCAATTCGTGAAGCGGCGGACTGCACTGAAACCTGTGCACTTGCGAAGGTTGAACCTTCTTCACCCGAACCTGAAACAATAATGCCTGCTACACCGCCTGCAGAAAGAATGTCTGCATTAACCTGCTCATATAGAGGCCATTGATAAAGGTCACTCATGTCGGCCTGTGTAACCTTGGATTGACAGAGATAAGGAACTACAACAAGCGGATAACCGCTCATGCCATTCTTGTAGTTGTTCTTTATCTCATTGATCTGTGTTTT